GGAAGACCAAATGAAGGTGATGTAATTTATGTTCCTTTAATGAGTTCTTTCTTTGAAATTTTATTTGTAGAAGACCAGGAACCTTTCTATCAATTAGGAAACTTACCAGTTTATAAATTGAAAGTAACTCGTTGGGAATATTCAAGTGAGAAACTTGATACAGGTCAAGAAGCAATTGACCAACACGAAGATACATTTACTTTAGACCAATTACAATATAGAGTATCATTAGAATATGGACAAGAAGTTATGACAGGTGCAGGTTCATTAACGTTAGAAGATTATTTTGACCATTCAACAGGTCAACCTGCATTTTTAATGAAAGAAGATTTTACAGAATCAAATATACAGACACAATCTCCATATGCAGATAATTTAGACTTGAATAAAGAAGCAGGTTATGATACAGTATCAACAGCGGATGATATACTAGACTTTACTGAAAGAAATCCGTTTGGGGAGATAGATGAATAATGTTTGGAACACACTTTTATAATCAAAGTTTAAGAAGACTAACTATTGCTTTCGGTCAAATTTTTAATAACATTGTAGTACAGACGAAATCAAGCACAGGCGCTGTTACTAAAAGAATGCGTGTGCCTTTGGCATATGCACCTAAAGAAAAGTTTATACAAAGATTAGAACAACAAGCAAATTTAGATAAGGGTAGAACCTTTGCAATTGTTTTACCTAGAATGGGATTTGAATTAAAAGGTTTAAAGTATGACGCTACTAGAAAATTAAATAAAATGCAGAAGACAGTTAGAGTTAGAGGTACTGATTCTACTGTACATAATTTTAATTATTCACCAGTACCTTATGATATAAGTTTTAATTTATATTCTTTTACTGCTACAGCAGAAAATGGACTACAGATAATTGAACAAATATTACCTTATTTTCAACCAGACCTTACAGTTACTATTAATGCAATACCAGAATTAAACATTAAAAGGGACGTACCTATTGTTTTAGATGATGTACAATATGAAGATTCATATGATGGTGATTTTAATAAGCGAAGAGCTGTTATATATACTTTATCGTTTACTGCTAAAACTTACTTATATGGACCTATGGCACAAAGTAAAGTTATTAGAAAGACTCAAGCAGATTTAGGAACATCTACGGATGCTCCTTTATCAAGAGAAGAAAGAATTATAGTAATACCAAATCCTGAAAGTGCAGACGCAGATGATGATTTTGGATTTACAACAAAGATTAGTTTCTTTGATGATACAAAGAAATATAATCCAACAACTGGAGATGATGAGTAATGAGCAAATTGGAAGAAAGTGTTAATGAGATATTAGGTTTAGAAGGTAAAAATAAAATTGAAGAAACACCTTTAGAACCACCTAAAGAATTTAAAGCACCAGTACAAAGAAAAAATGGTGAAGTTGCAATAAAAATAGATAAAGATATTAATACTGATTATGATTATAGTAGAGAAAATTATTATAATCTTATAGAAAAAGGTCAAGAAGCAATACAAGGTATTTTAGATATTGCAAAAGAAGGTCAACACCCTAGAGCATATGAAGTTGTTGGTCAACTAATAGGACAAGTTGCTACGTCTGTTGATAAATTACAAGACCTACAAAAGAAATTAAAAGATTTAAAAGAACTACCTGGTAAAACAAATGCTAATATTAAAAATGCTTTATTTGTAGGTTCAACAGCAGAATTACAAAAGATGTTGAATAAACAAAGTATGGAAACTAAAAAAGAAAAGAGAATTGAAAATGAAACTATTGACGGCAAATCAGAAAGTAAAGAATAAAAGACCTATCGCAATAAAAGACTTAAAATATATTAAGTCAATGACGCCACTAAAAGAATTATTAGATGGTGAGTCATTAAATTATCCAATAGAAGTAAAAGAGCATATAGTATCAGAAGTACCTAGATACGGTGTAATGGGCATACCCTATATAGAAAAAGAATATAGTGTGTGGAGAGGCAGTCAGCGAGTGCAGGCAGCTATCAAATTAGGTTATACACATATTGAAGGAGTGATAATAAATGAAAGAACATAAATTTCCATTAGAAAGTTTTATCGGTGGTTGGTATATGGATGAAAAAATTTGTGATGGTATCGTAGATATATTCAAAGAAAATCCACAAGAACAAAGACCAGGAGTTATAGGTGGACCTTTTAGTGTTAATAAGAAACATAAAGATTCAATAGATATTGGAGTTGATCCACATTGGAAAGAACCAAGATATTGGGCATATAAACAAGCATTAAAAGAGTGTTGTTCTTTATATGAAGAGAAATATCCTGAACTTGCTCATTTTAAACCTTGGGGTTTAGTTGAAGGAGTTAATATACAATATTATCCACCAGCAGGAGGTTATTTTGCTCCTCATTTTGAAAGAGGAAGTATCCACGAAAATCGTAATTTAGTTTTTATGACTTATTTAAATGATGTGCCTGAAGGTGGTACACATTTTAAATATCAAAAATTAACAACACCAGCTAAAAAAGGACTAACTTTAATTTGGCCTACTGACTTTACGCATACACATAGCGGTCAGATAACGAAAGAACACGAAAAATATATCATAACTGGTTGGTTCGGTTTTTTAAAGTAAAATAAGATAAATAGTATTATGAGTGTAACAGACGCATATTTAGGAAATCCTAATCTTAAAAAAGTAAATATACCAGTTGAATTTACTAAAGAACAAATTGTAGAATTTCAAAAATGTAAAGCAGACCCAATATATTTTATGGAGCAACATATGAAAATTGTTTCCCTAGATGAAGGACTTATACCTTTTAGACTATATAACTTCCAAAAAAAGATTGTAACTACAATAGATAAAGAAAGATTTACTATTTGCAAACTACCTAGACAGTCAGGTAAATCAACAACTACAATTGCATACTTATTACACTATGCAATATTTAATCCGAATTCAAACATAGCAATACTTGCTAATAAATCTTCTACTGCTAGAGATATATTAGGAAGACTACAACTTGCTTATGAAAACTTACCAAAGTATATACAACAAGGTGTTATCAATTGGAACAAAGGTAATATAGAATTAGAAAATAAATCAACTATTATAGCTGCTGCTACATCTTCAAGTGCAATAAGAGGTGGTACATATAATATAATATTTCTTGATGAGTTTGCTTTCGTACCTGCTAATATAGCAGAAATGTTTTTTAGTTCAGTTTATCCTACTATTACATCTGGTAAAACTTCAAAAGTTATTATCGTATCAACACCTCACGGAATGAATCAATTTTATAAATTATGGACAGACGCTGAAAATAAAAGAAATGATTATGTACCAATTGAAGTACATTGGTCAGAAGTTCCAGGTAGAGATGAAAAGTGGAAAGAAACAACAATACGTAATACATCAGCAGCACAATTCCAACAAGAGTTTGAGTGCGAATTTTTAGGTTCAGTAGATACGTTAATTTCACCAGTAAAAATTAAAGCAACACCTTATATGACACCATTAACTTCAAGTGGTGGATTAGATGTATTTGAAAAACGTATAAATGGTAGAAGTTATGTTTGTTGTGTTGATGTAGCAAGAGGTGTAGATAGAGATTATTCAGCATTTTTAATATTTGATGTAACTCAAATGCCTTATAGAGTTGTAGCCAAATATAGAAGTAATGAAGTTAAGCCAATTCTGTTTCCACACTTAATACAAAAGGCGTGTAAGGCATATAACAAGGCAGATATTCTTTGTGAAACAAATGATATAGGTCAACAAATAGGTGAATCATTAAACTATGAATTAGAATATCCTAATATATTAATGACTACTCAAAGAGGAAGAGCAGGTCAGATATTAGGTGCTGGTTATAGTGGAAGAGGTTCTGGTTTTGGTGTTCGTATGACAAAACAGATTAAAAAAGTTGGTTGTTCTAACATTAAAACATTAATTGAAGGAGATAAAGTTATTATCAATGACTTCAATATCATAGAAGAAATGTCAACTTATGCTCGTAAAGGAAATTCTTGGCAAGCGGAAGAAGGATGTAATGATGATTTAATGACTTGTCTTGTATTATTTGGATGGTTATCCAATCAACCTTATTTTAAAGAAATGACTAATACAAATGCTAGACAACAATTATATGAAGAACAAGAGAAATTAATAGAGCAAGATATGGCACCTTTTGGTTTTGTAGATGATGGTATACCTGAATGGGAAAAACCAGAAGTAGATGAATATGGAACAGTCTGGCATCCAGTTGTCAGAAAAGGGTTATAAATTACGCTTATTATAAATATCCATAGTAATGAAATTTGACTATGGTCGTATGAAAACATACGGAATATGCGAAAATAAAAATACTAATTAGTTAATTATAAGGAGAAAACCTAATGGCATTTCAAGTATCACCAGGTGTTCTCGTACAGGAAAAAGACTTAACAAGAATTATTCCTGCCGTATCAACGTCTTCAGGAGCTTT